GGTGTCGCGGTCGGTGTCGAGGTCGGAGTCGGCGTGGGCGCAGTCGCTGGCGCGGTCAGGGTCGGTGTCGGTGTCGTGGGCGCGGTCGGTGTCGTGGTCGCGGTCGCGGTCGGGATCATGGGCGGCGTCGCGGTCGGTGTCGCGATGATCGCCTGCTATCACACAGACTGCGCGCGTAGTGGCGCACTGGCGCATGCCTGCGCGGTAGCGTCAGGGGCGCCACACGTGGCGGGGGCTGTGATCGTGGCTGGTGCGCGACTGTGGTCGCGTGCGTGGTCGGTGTCGCGATCGGTGTCGAGGGCGGTGTCGTTGTCGTTGTCGGTGTCGGTGTCGTGTGCGCGGTCGGGATCGGTGGCGTGGGCGCGGTCGGGATCGGTCTCGTGGGCGCGGTCGGGGGCGGGGTCGGTGTCGTGGGCGGCGTCGCGGTCGGTGTCGCGGGCTGCGGGGCAGTCGGTATCGTCGGCGGCGGGAGGGTCGGTCTCGCGGTCGGTCTCGCAGTCGGAGTGGTGAAGAAAAGAGGGCATGATGGGGTCAGACATGAGCGTGCATTTTTCGAGTGAATTAACCGCGTGGGAGACGCCCCCGGAGGTGTTTGGCCCGCTGGATGACGAGTTCAAGTTCGGGCTAGATGCGGCGGCATCGCCGAAGAACGCGAAGTGCGCGCGGTACCTCACAACAGGGGCGCTGGCGAAGGATTGGGCGGCGCTGTCCAAAGGGCGTGCGGTGTGGCTCAACCCGCCCTATGGGCGGGGGCTGAGCGATTGGGTGGCGAAGGCGCGGCAAGAGGGCGAGCGTGTGGTGGTAGTGGCGCTGCTACCAGCGCGCACCGACACCGCGTTTTTCCACACGCATGTGGCGCGCGGCGAGGTGCGTCTACTCCGTGGGCGCGTAAAATTTCTGGTCGATGGCGCGGTCACTGGTGTGGCACCGTTCCCGTCGCTGATCGCGGTGTGGGGCCCGCACGTCGTGCCGTCGATTCGGTGTTGGGAGGTGTCGAAGCCGTAGGGGGCGTGTGGTAGGCATAGCTGCATGACCGAACCGCACACGCTGGGGATTGACGTCTCGACGTACCAAGGGCGGATCCCGCTCAAGGAGTGCAAAGAGCGGGGGGTCGAGTTCATGATCGCGCGGTCGACCTACGGGCTCGCGTTCCTCGACAACACATTTAAAACGAATTGGGCGGCTGCGGGTGCAGCGAAGGTGATGCGTGGTGCATACATGGTCTATGTGCCGGGCAAAGATCCGGCGCAGCAGGCGCGGGCGATGTGGCGCGCGATGGGGCCGCTCGACTATCTCGACATGCCGCCGGCGATCGATTTTGAGATCCCGGCGTCGCCGCGTGACCCGGCGGGGCTGCTCGAAGGGCTGCTCGCGTGCAAGCGCGAGCTCCAACGGCGAACGGGCCGGATGCCCATCCTCTACACGGGCAAATGGTTCTGGGCGGATGCGGTGGGTGATCTCGATTCGGAAGAGGCGGTCGAGATGCCTATGTGGCATGCGCAATACCCGAGCACGAAGCGCGACACCCGGCCCTATCTGCAAGTGATGGAGCTCTATGGCGGCCCGACGGTGGCGAAGCCGTGGGCGTCGCGGGGGAAGAAAGAAACGATTTGGCAATGGGACGGAGACGGCGGGCTGGTGCTCCCGAACGGGGTGGACTCCGATTTCAACAAATTTAACGGGACGCGCGCGGATTTAGACGCGTTCGTGGCGAGCTCGCACGTGGGCGTGGCCATGGCGCTAGCGCCGTATGATCTTGGTAGTGTGTTGGGCCTACAGCAGGCACTGAACCAGCTCGGGGCGCAGCTGGTAGAGGACGGGCGATCGGGGGCCAAGACGTTGGGCGCTTTGAAGGCATTCCAAACGACGCAAGGACGCACGCCTGACGGCGTGGTCGGCCCGAGCACGATCGACGCCCTAGAGGCGGCGCTGGGGTATTAGATGGCAAAATCGGAAGCGGTGCCCGATTGCCTAACGGTGGGCCTCACGCATGAGTTTTTGGGGCTGGTGCTGGGCGGGGCGTCCAACGATTGCCGAAGGTGCGGGGCGGAACTAGGGCCGAACGCGACGCAAAGGGCGCAACGAGTGGCCCTCGTTGCGGCGCTGGCGCCTGTGAGTGCGGTCAACCCGGCGCACTACCGAGCTCACCCGAGCGGGGTGGAATGTATTCGGATCACCGAACACTTTAATTTCAACCTAGGCAACGCGATCAAGTACGTGTGGCGCGCGGGCCTGAAAGGGCAGGCGCTAGAAGACCTGAAGAAGGCGCGCTGGTACCTCGATCGGGAGATCGCGCGTGTCGAATCCGAGACGGTGACAACGGGGGAGTGAGGGCGTCGGGATGTCGATCAAGAAGGTGCGACCGTCGACGATCAAAGAGGCGCCTGGTGAGCGGGGCGTGTGGGACGAGGTGCGGCGGATCGTCGCCGAAGGGAAGGCGCCGCTGATCCGGGTGCCCGTGGCGGCGCGGGTGGTCATCCCAAAGAGGCCCCGAGGGGGGAGCAAGCGGAGGCGCCCGGAAGGTGCGGGGCGGTACGCGCTATGGGTAATGCAGAGCGCGGCAGGCAATCGGATGAAGTGTCGCCGTGCGGGGTGCCGCGAGTATCTGAGGTGCCAAGACCGGTCGCTGGTGTGCTCGCCCGAGTGCCATTTTGCGTTGCGGGAGTATTGCCGGGTGACCCTAGACGTACTCGAGGGGCGTATGCCGCCGGAAGATTACCCGAGCTACTACCGGGTGATGGTGACGCCGGCGGGGCGTAATCGGGATCCGTGGGTCAACAAGCGGGGGGCGAAGAAGGGCGGGGGCGATGGCGCGGGTAGGTGACGCGGTAGCGGCGGTGACGCGGGCGTTGGGCATCGAGCCGTGCGACGACTGCAAGCGGCGCCAAGAGGCGCTCAACGGGTTTGGGGCGCGGGTTGCGCGGTGGTTCGGCGGGGGCGATCCTGTGGTGCATGAGCGAACCGAACCGACCGACCGAGCAGACGATGGCGCAAGCACTCCCGCAAGAGGTGGCGGTGGGGGACCCGACTCCGAACTACCGCCAAGCGGGGGCGGGTGACATTTGCGGGGTAGTGGCGCGGGGGATGGCCGATCAAGAGGCGTCCGGTCATCAGCAGAAGGCGAAGGCGCGCGCGTACGGCGAGACCTCCGCGGCGCTGGGGGTGCGGGCGGACGGGCTAACCCCCGCTCAGCGGGAGTTTGCGGAGGCGTATCGCCGAAGGCGCGCGGGCCAAGGTGCGACGGACGGGAAGCGTTACGGTTTTCGGATAGACGCGACGGGGCGGCGCCCGACGGGGCGTTGAGCGTGCAAGGGGCGTAGCGTAGGCTTCGCGTATGGCTGCAAAAAGATTGACAAAGGCGGAGAAGGCGACCGCGAGAAAAGCCGCGTTTGATGCGAACTCGGCGAAGCGGTTCACGGCGCCATTGCCGCGTCTTGTGCAGTCGCAAGTTACGCGGCGGGACATCACGAACGACCGCGCGGCGAAGGCGCAGCGGCGTGAAGCGCGGGCGACGCAGGGGGCACGTGTGCGCGGGGTGAAAGCGGCCCGAGCGGCGGCGACGCGTGCGTCGTTTATCGCTCCCTCAAGCCGCCCGAAAGCGGCATCGGCCCAGAGCCAGAAGGCGGGCCATGCCCAGATGCGTGCGGCGCGGACACTCGACGCATCGAGAGGGCGCTACGAGATAGCGCGGGACGCCCGGCGGGGTAGAGAGGAAGCGCAAAGAGGCAAACTACCCCCCCCCTACGTAATGGGGATGCGGCCGAAGGAGACCAGAACGCCAGAACGGCGCGCGCAGATGCAGACCCAGACGATCGCACGAGCGAACACTATCCAAGCGTTGCGCAAAGAGCGGCGCATCGCGGGCGGCGAGAAGCGCGCACGGGCGGGGCAGGCGTCCATAAGGGCGCACGAGAAGACGGGGCGGCAGCAAGGGATGTTTGATCGGACTACGGGCGCGCCGAACATGCGGGCGGTACGCGCGGCGAACCTTCCGGGTAAGGTGGTAACGCCAGCGAAGAGTGCAGAGACGCCCAAAGAGGCGAAAGGTGGAGACATGGCTGCAAAGAAAAAAGTAGTAAGTAAGAAAATGGCGGCGGAGAAAGCAGCGAAGGCCGCGAAGGCGGGCGCGAAGACTCCCGCGGGCGGTGTGAAGAAGGGGACGAAGTACGCGGTAGCGCCGACGAAAGGCGCGAAGGCTGCTCCCGCGAAGGGTACGAAGAGCGCCGCAAAGGGCGCCAAGGGCGCGCCTGCAAAGAAGGGGACGAAGTACCCTGTAAAGAAGGCGGCGGGGGGCAAGCCCGCGGGTGGCGCCAAGGGCGTGAAGATGGGGTCTAGGAGCGCTACGGGCGGTAAGGGGAGCAAGCCTAAGGGCGGTGCGAAGGGGAAGCGTGCGGGGGCGAAGCGTGGCGGTAGAGGGAGCTCCGGGGGCGGGAGCAACTGAAGTGTCGCGCGTGCGACCGCGAGCGGTGCTGATGATGTCGGGCGGCGTCGAAAGTGCGGTAGTGGCCGCGCTGGTGCACGCTCACCCGAAGTGGCGTCGCGGAACGGTGGCGGCGTTGCTCGTGAACTACGGCCAACGTGCGCTTGATCGTGAAGAGCGCGCAGCGAAAGCGGTGTGTGCCCGTTACGGGTACTACCTCGAACAGGCATCGATGCGCGTGCCGTTCTGGGGGTCTAACTCTCTGGTAGATCCGGACGTGTACGCTAGCTATGACCCCCACCCATCGGCGAAGCGGAGCCACATTCTGCCGTTCCGTAATCTGATGATCTTGTCGCTATGCGCGGCTTTCGCGGAGCACGTGGGCGAGGGCGAACCGGTGGACCTACTCACCGGTTTTGATTTCAACCCTGCAAACCCGGGGAGTGCGCGAGACAAGCGGCCGGCGTTCGTGAAGGCGGCAGAGCAGGCAATCGAGGCGTCTAGGGAGCGGTCGGAGATCCGCATCCTTTCGCCGGTGCAGGGGAACACGAAAGCCCAGACGGTGCGTCTAGGCGAAAAGTGGGGCGTGAGGTGGGCGGACACCTGGTCCTGCTATAACGACTACCGGGCGCATTGCGGCGTGTGCGGGTCGTGCAGGCTGCGGGTGGGGGCGTTCGCCGCCCTAGGGAGGGCAGATCCGGCGGGGTACCTGAGCGCGGAGGAGCGTGCGGGCATGTAGACCGCGCAAGGGAAAAGGGTACACTCGCCGGATGGCGTCCTTGACCCGAGCAGGTAAAGCGAGATTGGCGGCGGACCGCCGGGTTGCCGAAAAGGCGGACAAGGCAGCGAGAGCCGCTGCGAAAGCCGCCCTCTATCCCCCCGCCATCAAAGGGCCCCCGCGCGCTCCTCTTTCGAACTTAGGGCAGCACGCGGTGGACCCCGCGCGGGTGCATGCTCGCGCGAAAGCAGCCGCGACGCGGGTCAACGCGCGCAGGGATCAGGCGGGCACGCGGGCAAGGACCGCGGAAAAGGCGAAGCGTAGCGCTGCGATTCGGGCGCGAACCCCGGGTGTACGGCGCGCACAGACTCCAGCGGCCCGCGGGCGCCAGGCTGCCACCGGGATGAAAGGGACCGCCGGCATACGGCGCGCCGTACGGTCCGAGGACCGGCGGGAGCGCAAAGCCACTCCGGAAGCGAAATCAAGGCAGAGGTTGCTAAACCGAGAAATGCGAACACTCGCCAAGACCCAGGGGAAACAGGCGGGGCTGTTCTCGGGCAAGACGGGGCCACAGTCGCGGGCGGTGCCGGCGAAGGTCGCACAGGTGAAGCCGGCGCTACCTCCGGCACCCGCGGCGAAGGCGCCCGCGAAAGCTACGAAAGAAGCGAAGCCCGCCAAGCCCGCGAAGGCGGCGAGCAAGACCGCAGCGAAGGCGGAGAAGGCAGCACCTGCGAAGAAAGCAACGAAGTACGCCAAGGACACGCCCGCAAAGAAGGGGACGAAGTACCCTGTAAAGAAGGCGGCGGGGGGCAAGCCCGCAGGCGGCGCCAAGGGCGTGAAGATGGGGTCTAAGAGCGCTACAGGGGGTAAGGGGAGCAAGCCTAAGGGCGGTGCGAAGGGGAAGCGTGCGGGGGCGAAGCGTGGCGGTCGAGGGAGCTCTGGGGGCGGTAGTAACTGACACGCTACGCATGGCGTAGGCTCCCAAGAGATGCCGATCCAAGGACCCGAGCCACTCAAAGCGCGATTCGTATCGAAGCCGACGAAAGGGCCCGTCGTGGCTCTGCGTACGTGCCCACTATCCACGCGCGCAATCATCGATCGCGTGGTGCTGTTCACCGAGGCGATCGGGGACGTGAAATTTTACACGTATCAATCGCTATTCGTGCGACGGATCGTGGAGTCGGTGCTGCTCAAGGATGGGTCGGTGATCACGGCGCTACTAGCTCGCCAGTCGGGCAAGAGTACGAGCGTGGCGTGTGTGTGCCTGGGGCTCGCGGTGATCTTGCCGGCGCTTGCCCAGCAATTCCCTGATGATGACCGTCTAAAGCACTACCTCAAAGGTTTTTGCATAGGGATCTATGCTCCCAAGCTAGAGCAGGCCGAAGACACGTTCGGCAAGATCCGTGATCGTGCGATCAACCCTCTCGCTCAAGAGATCATGGGTGATCCGGAGATTGGGGTGCATATCGTGCGCGACCGATCGGAGACGTATGTCTTCTCGAATGGGTCGTACATCCTTGCGCGTACGGCGTCTGAAGACTCGAACATCGAGGGTAAGACGTACCACTTGATCATTGTAGAAGAGGCGCAACGCGTATCGCGAACGAAGATCGAGAAGGATCTATCGCCGATGTTGTCATCGACGAACGGGTTGATGGTCAAGATCGGGACGGCGTGGGAGTCGCGCGGTGGGTTTCACAAGTCGATCCAACACAACGTGGACGCGCACACGGATGGCGGGCCGCGGAATCATTTCGAGTTTCCGTTTGACATCATCGCGGCCGAGAAGCGGCGGATGTTTGAGAAGGACGGCAACCCGGCGCATTTGAACTATGAAAAGTATGTGAACGCGGAGATCACGCGCTTGGGCGGTCGGAACACGCCTGAGTTCAAGATGAATTATTTGTGTTTGTGGCAAGAGTCGCGGGTGATCGCGGTGAGCGATGCGACGATGGCGGCGGCGGCTGACAAGCGGATGGAATCGAGCAGGCGCCTGTTCCCGTTACAGGTGGCGGGGCTAGACGTGGGGAAGGTTAACGACCCTACGGTGTGCACGTTGATGGGCGTGGACCTCACGAGCCCGGTGATCAACCGGTTTACTCTGCCGGGGGCTGAAGACGAAAAGCAGACGTATTTTCACAAGGTGGTGATCGACTGGTTGGAGCTCGACGGGTCGTTTGAGGGTCAGGCGGGGCAGTACCGCAGGCTAGTGGAGTTCTTACAAGACACGCACGTGACGGTGTTGGTGGTGGACTCCACGGGGATGGGCGATCCGGTGTTTGAGCGTCTGGACGCGATGATCGGGGGAACGGTGACGTGTGTCCCGTACCGGTTTTCACCCATGAGTAAGTCGCTACTGTTCAAGTATTATTTGCAAGAGTTGCACGCGGGGCGTGTGCACTATGCGGCGGGCGAGCTCACGAGCGCGCGGACGGAGTACGCCAAGTTTGTGCGCGAACATCTCGACCTAGACCGGCAAGACCACGGGGGGTACGTGTCGTGTGCGGCGCCGGAAGGTGGCCACGACGACTATCCCGTTTCGGCGGCGCTGGCGGCGTGGGGCGAGAAGGTGGCGGCCGAGGTGGCGATGCCGGTGATCCGAGTTCAGAGCGCGGGGGGACTAGGAGCGGCGGGGCGGTATAGGTCGGGCGGGATGCCGGCGGGCGCGTATGCGGGCGGCGGTAACGCGCCAATGGGCGGGGGTGGCGAGGCGGAGTCGTCCGATGGGTCGCCGTTCGGGCGTGCGAACCGGTACCGTAAGCGATGAGGTGTAGCGGCGGGGTACGGGGCAGGTGGTAAGGGCGCGCGGGGTCGGGTAGGCTTCGAGCGAGGATAGAGCCCCGTAATGCCAGATGTGACCCTGAAACATACGCCCGAGGTGCCCGTAGTGGGCGGGACGGCGGCGCTACAGCGTGCGGTGCGCGGTGTGCTGAACAGCTATCCGGCGTGGTTGCTACGTGCGGCGCGGCTGTCGCGTGTGACCATCTCGTCGAGCCCTGAGGTGCGCGCTCAAGTCGCGGTGTACAACCACGGGTCACGTGAAATGGACGTGTCGGCGGACGTGGGCGGTTTGATGCGTAAGGCGGTGGGCCATGAGCTCGCGCACGCGATAGACGACAATTTTGGGCATCCGCACCATTTCACATCAACACCCGAGTGGCGGCGCATTCACCGGGAGCAACCGTTCTTCGATCTCCCCAAATACCGGGATGAGCCCCTTGAGTATTTCGCGGACATGATGGTGAAATTCTTGATGATGGGTGGCGCGAAGCTTAGGCACACGAACCCGAAAGAGTTGGCGTTCATTACGTCTTGGGTGGTGCCCTCGTTGTTGGCAGAGTTTGGAGGCATGTAATGGCGATTGATCACCGCGACTTGAGGCCCTTGGCAGAGCTCACCGCCCGGCGCGTAGCGGACGCGATCAACGTCGCGGATCCGGCGGTGCAAGCCACCTGGTATATCGACCCCACGGCGGGGTCTGATGCGGGCGCGGGGGATTCGGCAGCCGCGGCGCTTAGGACGTGGGCGGAGTTTGTGCGCCGCGTGGGCGTTGCGCCGTACATCAAGAGCCGCGTGGACGTGTACTTGTTGGGCAACATCCCCGTGGCGGATCCGGTGTTCCTGCGGCCGATCGTGCAAGGCTCCGGGATGCTGTTTATCCACGGCACAAAAACACTTGTCACAGCAGGCGTACTCACAGCGGTGACGGCGCGTGTGGTTGCGACAAATACGCCGCTATCAGGTGCTGACACTACAACGCCAACGGTGTGGGCCGCGCACGTGGGGCGCTTGGTAGAAATCACAGCGAGCGGGACGCCCGCACGCGTTGGGGCCGCTTGGTGGGTTGCGAAAGATCTAGGCGCGAACACCGCGCGATTTAGCACGGCGGTGACGCAAGTGGTGGAAACAGGGACGGCGCCATCAAGCACAGAAGTCACGCCCGGCGTGGGCGACGTGTTCGCGGTTTATACGCTTTCTAAAATAGGCATACTTGACATTCTCGCGACGCACGGCACGTCACTAGTGACACTCACGAGCAGGGTGATTGTCGAATACGCCAATGTGGTGGACGATACGGCGGCCCTGAAACAAAGCCAGTTAGGTGCGACCACATATTCAACCACACGCGTGTCCGCATCGCGGTGCCTGTTTTCGTATCGGATGTTTGCTACGAATGTTTCGCTGCAAAATTGTTGGTACGACACGGCAGCTATCGCCGTATTCGGTAACAGCACCAGTGCGAGTAACGGGAGTGCGATTATGGCAGCCGGCGGATGTGCTGCTAGCTCCGTGCAAGGCATTTTCGGGCGTCTGCAACTGCAATCCGGAGCGCTGTTTCAAGGCACCGCTTCAATCACAGTAGTCTCGAAGCAAGGCACGCTAGAAATTCAAGACGGCGGATTCATGGATTGGACGGCGGGGCCGGCGATATCCATACGCGCGGAGGGCGTGGTGTATCTGGGCGTGGTCAACGGGGGCGTGGGTCGATTGTGGGGTACGTCGGCCGTGGCAGGAACATACGCGGTACAAATCCACTCGGGTAAACTCGTGCTCGGCACTGCCGGCGGCACCGCGCCAACCCTTGCGGGCGCGCTCACCGCGACGCAAGATTTCCGAGTTCGCGGTTTGGTAGCGGGGCCGGCGTTCGACACCACAACCAACGCTTGGACAAGCGTCGGAACAAACAGAAATTACACTTGGGCGAACCTTGCGCTCGCGGTTGCCGCGAGCGGCTTCGGCGGTAACGCGATGGATCCGACAAGCGGTTGGGGCGTGTTCACCGAGATTGTATAATTACGTGGCCTTCATCGATGATGTTGAACGCATTTTGCCAACGGTGTTGAACCAATGTCGCATTCTCACGAATGGCACATTGGTTCTTTCTTCGACTAGCAGCGCGTTCGACGCAACCGACACATGGGGTGTAATGGTTACGCTTCGTTGGGCCGC